CGCTAATTTTCACTCGGGTCTTTTGTAAATAAAGTGCGTCAGCACCTCATACAAATATATATATTTAGAGACCCTACATTTGTAAGGTCCCGAAGGTGCTTAATCACGAAACGACTATTTCGTGATAGGATACGATCCTAGCGTGCGCTAATTTTCACTCATGCGACTATATGAGTGAGGATTTGAATATTAAACTATTGGGTTAAAATAATACATGCCTGGAAATGTCAGAGGCGCGAAGATTCTTGGAATTTGCATACCATACAGCGTTAATCGAGATCCACCCACTATTGGAACCGAATAACCCTCTGATACTACTTGAAAACCTAGGCGAGCTTCATCTGCTAAACCAGCAAGTATTTTGATTTCAAGGGCGGCAGATACTGGTGCGTAACACGTGAACATGAGAAACCCTAAATCCGATGGAAAACCATCTAAGCGAGGTGTGATAAAACGCTTTGGACTCATATTAGGAATGACAAATTCAAAAGTAAACGAAGGAGCTGTGCCATAAGAAGATTCGTGAGATGGATAATCCTGTCTCATAGTAGTAGTTATAGAACCTGTCGATGTTTCTGGTAATAGAGTGAAATCCACGGGTACTGTCTGTAAAGGTATCTGAGCGCCGCCTGGAACCCATGTTCCCGGTGGCAAATACTTGACTAATGGCGCCCGAATAGGGCTTTCGATATTAACGACAGCACGCAACTTTAAACCTCCTGTCATCCCGTGAAATAATCTACTAAAAGCTCCAAATGGAGTATTCGTGCGAAATACGTTCGAAACTGGATATATGTAAGTCAAACTAGTCGGCAGAGGGGTTGTTATTACGTCAACCAATTGCATACGTCGCACATAATCTCTAACACTGACTATCGGATGAAAGTCATCGCATCTCAAATCTTCTTGCGCTGTCGCTATCTTATCTATCATAACATCTGCCTGTCCCGAAGCACTAAGTATAGTACCTGCTTCACTTGCTTGCATGAAAAACTTCCTTAATGAACCTCCTTTCTTCTTTGGTTTGTATCTCTCGCTTAATTCTTCTTGCTCTTCTTTCGATATACTATCCTCTAATAAATGAACTCTTTCTTCAGTCTCTGATTCCGACGACGATACGCTAAATTTAAGTGGGGCTTGCCTCTTCTTATTCTCTTCTTGAGCGAGTGGCTTTACTACAACGTGCTCATCTGCATTAGCAGATAGCGTTACTGCTACCTTTTGTGCGCCGGGTTTTTCTATTTCGACTAACTTGGCTTTTAACTCTTTCTCATACGCTTTCGCATCTTTGGCTATCTTAGCTAGAGCTGTCGCATTATTCAATTTACGTATCGGATCTGTGCTGTAACCATAAAACTGTAAATCATCTCCTCCTGACATATAAACATGGAATTCAATCGACGCTGGTACTGCACCACTGGTAACAAGAGGCTGTACCAGATAACCGTGAACTATACCATGCTGTAGTCCGTTCCTATAAGGATCTCGTGTGCATTCTAATTGTTCATCTTGAGCACAGTAAGGTAACTCTATTGTTTGAATTTGTCCACCACCTGAAAATTCTAAGGTATCTGTAGGCAAATTATGTACGGAATTCATTGTCAATGTAGTTAATAATGATGAACCATGAGAAGTATAATCCTTGGCTACTAGAATCTTTGTAAAATGGAAGTTGGTAGATACCACTTGTATGTGTAAACGAAGCGTACCTCTCCAATATCTCGAAGACTCATAGGCTAACCGCATAGGAGAATAGTAATTAGTGTCGGCGAACTCAACCATTGGCGTGATAGGTATGTTAAACAAAACCTTCCCCGCCACGGTCGAAGTCGATACACCAAATTTACCTAGCCATACTGGTTTAGCTAATAAATATCTCATATCCATTTCATCTTGTGGTGTATGAAATTGATAATCTCGCACTATTCTGTCATGCTGAGCGAACGGGTCCAACTTTTCCAATAAAGTTGGTTGGTCTACATTATTTAAAAAGTTCACCTCATTACGAATCACTCTCTGGTTTATTGCTGGCGAATTTGGATTATGAAATCCTGTGAAAGACCGCAATCCTTTCCTTAATGCATCAATAAAGTCTCCTGTGACGCTTTTCGCGCCTATAGCTAAGCCATCAAAAATTCGAGTTGGGATCTTATATAAATCTTCTGTAAATGACTGTGCAGCGTAAACTCCTGGTGTAATCTTTGGTATGAAAAACTCTGCATCTCTTAATTTTATATGTGTTGTTATTGTTATGGAACTGGATCCTGTCGCAGTCGTTCGTAACGGGGACATTACGAAGAAATCGACACGAGCGAAGTTCGGGGTATTATCTGATACTACTAAATTATTGACAGCATTCGTTCTATTTAAATGATGTCGAGAGTAATATGGCAATTCTATACATACTGATGTCGCTTCATTCGCATTTAAAAATGCATGAGGTCCTAATAATAATTGGTTAGGACTAGTGGTAGGGGGAGCGTCAAAAGGAATGACTCCTACTAATATTAATCCTTGATGTTGTATTGTTCCAGCAACTTGCACCATCACACAGCCATTCAACCTATACAGACATGACATGTCAAAAGGTATCTTGGCTGTAGTATTCGATAACATAGCTGATGGTAAGTTAATAGGATTTAAAAGCGAATTGGCTGCTGCTGTCGTTGACCAATTCTCAGTATCAATTAGGTATGGTTTCTCGTATATACGAGAAAAATCCATAGCCATTTCTTTCTTAATGTTGGTAATTTTAGGCATCATAGAATAAATAGGGTCATTCTCGACAACATCCTTAGTTCTTAATGTTGACATATAACTATTACTTATAGGTGCGATTGTGCTTATTTTATTATTGTTATTTTCTATTGTGTGTGTAGCGATTATTATTATTACACCCCTATATAATCAATTGGGGATATCCATATATGTTTTCACTATTTATACCACTGGCTTTCTCTATGGAAAAGAAATTATAACCGTATAATATAATTAGTGTCTATTTCTTAAGGAAATAACTCTACATCCATGATATGTCTTTGTCAGACATACCACAGACAATTTTGTATCCTTCGTCATCATTCAAGATACTAATGACTTTACTATCTGAAAACAGCATAATTGATGGTGCTGTACTTCTGATTAATCTACAATATGTTTTATAAAACTGGTCTCCATGTAAAAACGCCTCGATTTGCATTGATTTGCATTTCCCTGAAATAACTTCATCATAATCTTTTGAATTATCGAACCATTGAATCGTATTCAGTATCGTCTCTAGCGCTAACGCGCCAACCCATCTCTTCAATTGTGGACAATAACGAAACTCACGTTTTAAATAATTTAATTTACTGAAAGGCATGGAGGCACTCGTTATAGCTGATTTATCTCCATTAGTGCATTGCATACCTAAACTTTCAGCAACAGCTTTAATTGTATACGCATTAAATACCTGGGTATACTTGCCTGACGACCCACATATCTTATCATCTCCTGTAACATAATCGACTACATCAAATATAGCGTTAGGTTCTCTAATACCGTTTCTGTGTAGGACGATAGCTGTAAGCGCTTTGTTATACAAACAATTAAGCAGAAAAGTCAACCATGTACCTGACGGCATTCCATGAGTTGTTCTCCATACTGCGTCGTACACTAATACTGTACTATTAAAAACATTATTCATCAAAACTTCTAAAACTTTTCTATTACTACCAGAATATTTCTTACAAAAGATTCTGCTAACTATTTTCATTATCCTAGCAATTAATGAACCATCCCATTTCTTAAAATCTACATCACATGTAACTTCACACTCATTTAATTTTTCTGCTAAAACGTGCATATCTTTATAAGGATTGAATCCCGAACAAATACCTGTATCGTGCATATTATTCTTAATATGTATCGCCACTTCTCCTAAGATTTTCTTCGACCACATCATATGTGTCAACGGAACAACTCTAAATGTGCGTGGATCTCTCACCTTTTCAGGTAAACGTAATTCATCTTTAATAGACTCAACGCCAAGCATAGCGCTTATTTTTACATCACCATTTTCACACTGTTCTCTAAAATTTTCTAACATCTCCATTGTCTCATCGTAAATTATCTTTTCTTCAAAATTAATATAATCTCCTTTACGATGCTTCATGCCATATCCATTACTGGACTTCTTATTAATGGGCGGTAAATTCTCATTTCCAAAGGCTACTTCTTTCCATGTAATCTCTTTATAATCCGGTATCATTAAATCCAGAACTTTCTCTATGTACGCGTCTTCTTCATTAGATATGTCACCTTGATGACTAAATGTTTTCAGCGCTGCCTCCTCTATCGTCTTAATTGGATTCGTTACTATAGGGGGAGCTTTCTTTCTCAAATTCATCTCCTTCATAATTTCATTCACACTTGTGTTATAATCAGTATGGAAAATGGTAGGTGCTAATGCCGTTTTTGCTATAGGGTATTTCTTAATTATCTCTCCTGGGTCATACCGCAACCGAACTCCTGATATATTTGGGGTTATCTTGGTATCAATATCGAATTCACACTCATTACTATTAGCTAGTAATTCATTTATTTCACTTCCTATCGGTTTGCTGGGAGCAACACAAAATCCTTTCTCACTATCTCCTGCTACGTGCATTCCTATTATGACTCCAGAGGCATCTACTAAAAATGAACCGCAAAATCCTGCAGCACTTAAAGGAGTATCATATCCTGTACATACTGGATGCGTGTAATCTTGTGTCGTGGATGAATAAACGACTGTTGTCGTATTATAATTAACGTGTTTCCCTCTGAGCATTTTTATCACCTTATTTCCTAATATCATATACACGAAAGGAGATTTAGTGGTCGTTTCGACAAACAAAGTCTTAATTTTCTTATACAAGACTGGAAACTGAGTAAATTTATAAATTGCTATGTCGCACGTCAAGTATTCTTTAATCATTCTAACATTAATTCTTTCTGCTTCCACGTGCTTATTTTTAATATGATCCCATGATTGATAGATATCGACATAAACATTATCTATATTAACATGCGTTGGAATAACAACGTAATCTCCTGAGACAATAGCATGCGTGTAGAATACTTTATCTCCGATCTCATATTTAAGTATACGTGAGTGACGCGTCAACATGCGTATATGCGATGGTATATCGTCATCTACTCCACTTTGCTTGACGTATATATCCCTATCCTTATCAAACAAATTGAGTTTCGCTTCCCACATCTCCATGGGTGATGCTGCGATTAAAGTTTTTGAAAAATATGCATCATTTAAATACTTCCCAATTACTGTCGTAATAAAAGCTGTCGCTAATACGCCTAGCAGCATCTTAGGATCCATTGTTGATACTTGCGTCAACAAATTTGACAAATCAAGACCATTGGTTAAGTATGTTCCTACATATTTTGTCCATTCTGTAATAATTTCATATCCAAATATCGCTCCTTCCCATAAACTTTCGAAGTATTGCGACTTAAACGCAGAAGAAGCGTCAAAAAATCGTTCTTTCCTCTTAACACAGGATTCACTATTATCTAGTATATTCGTAATCTGCGACTGCGTAAGCTTTAGTACTTCACCATTCTCATCTCTGCATTGCTCTAATGACTTGATCAATGATATTAACCACGTCATTGTATCATCATCTGACATGTCCTCATTAATACATGGTAAATCTATTTCCGCATTTTCGTGCAAGAAAGAGGTTTCCCACTTCTTCGATTTTATATGATCAAACTTCTTATACGTCAGATCTTGCCGAAACGAAGCTAAATCCGGTGATCTTTTGACATTGATTAAATGTACTCTTCTAAATAAGGCTTCTGGTGAGGCAATACAATCAGCTTTAGTAAAACCACTTAGGTTCTCAAAATTATTGGTAGTGCATATTATTATACCTGAATTAAAAAACTTCGTGTTCTTATTGTCTGCTTGAGCGCACATTAACGGAAACTTGATAGGCGACACAAAATTAATTATATTTCTCCATTGGGACACTCCTTGCTGCCCTACATCGTCCATCATCATTACTTCTTCATTATTGTAGTCATCATAAAAATCCTTACCACCCTCAGCAGTTGGACATGTATGTACGTAAATACTTCTGTTCATTTCACGCAACAATTGTGATAATTTATTAACTACTCCTGTCTTCCCGCTTCCTGGTGGTCCATCAAAAACTAAGCATATAGGCTCTCTTCTACTTGTGATATCATACGTCTTAGCGTACTTTACCACGTTGTCATTAAAAGCTTTCCACACTATACTAGCATACTTATTACTACTATTTGCAACATAAGCCAAGAAAGATGGATCTCCACTGCATTCACTATGCAATTCTAATATTTCATTTCTATATAAAGCATCAAACATTATTTGAGGTGATTTGACAAATTTAGCATAACTCTCTGAGACTCTTTTTAATTTTCCGTTCAACAGAAAATATTCTGTTAGTCCAGCCATCAAAGTTTGAACCGGCTTCAACATTCCTAAAATTGGATATGAGTCTATTGCTTCTCCTACAACAGAGTGTAGGACTGTAACGAAAGTTGAAACGACACTCATTAAAGCCGTACAATCCGTAATTCTTTTTCCTGTTAATATCATAAAGCTTTTCAATTTATCAATTGTTTTGCCTGACACACCAAAAGATGCGAATAGAGCTAAATCGTTGAACGTCAAACCATATGATTCAGGATTAAAAATCTTTTTATTAACTGTCGAAATTCTCGTGTATATTGTAAAAATCGATAGTAATGTCGTCAACACTTTAGTTGGGGTAAAATACCCATCCCTAACATTTAAAATCAAATTAATTAAATCAATAAAAATTATCTTATATTCATCTGTTTTAGACATCGTAACAACTTTTCTAGAAATATCATGTAATAAGTCTATCGTATTCGTCAATGATGCATAATAATCTGGTAAGATTCTACTAAACAAGCCAAAAAACTCTGGTTTAAACTTTCTCTTAGACACCAATAAAATCGGAATCTTCCTAAAAACAACTACTTTAGACAAATGTTTATCATTTATTTCTTTAATACGTTTATTCATTACTTTACCAATAACTGAGGTCATAATGCCTCTATCTAAATCTACAATATATCGCTCATCATTTGGAGCATTATTATAAAATCTAACATTATTTAATTTATCAAAAAAACTGCTATAACGGTGAGATAACATCTTAATTATCTCTTCTGGGGTTACACGAGAACCCTTCTCTCCACTCTCTATCTTATCATTCAAATTCATATTAATTTTAGTTGTATCCATATTGTGTGTTGCTACTCAATTCATCCTAAGAATCCTCTTTCGCTATAATATTGTCCGTTATTTAGATTGTATACAAGGCATGGAATAGCCTATTTTATAAGAAAACAACTGGTACTACCACTTGTTTAATCATCCGCATACACAAGGCCTTCGTGACAGTGTGAGCAACCTGTTTATCTAGCTATGATTTCGCCGTCTAACTCAGAGGTTACCTTAACTCGTTACCTAACGCTGTATATGTTGTTTCACTTTGAAAGGGTAAGAATGCAAACCCTCGGACTTGACTAACTCAAGACTGTTTATCTCTCACTCACTACTTAAATCTTCAAAATTATTTGTTCACTTTGTAATTGATTGCTACTCTGCTTTCCCTAAGGATTACATTTTGCTATTATAATATTAGCTATTTATATCACATTAAAGGCACAACCCGTATTATAAGAAAGACGTAGTTCTACTACAATCTTAATATCTCTATACTTAATTAAATGTGGCAGTGTTTAAACTCGTTTCGTATAATTTCATATACTGTTTAATTCTTGAAACACCAAGAGACCAAGGTGTCGGATTCATCTATCATGAAACTGATATATGTAATTTCTTACTTATTAATTATAAGATGTTTAAAGCGACTAACACCATTTTCTGAAAGAGCTCAACGTACTTTACTACGTGGTACTAATGAAAATGTACATAATCGATTATCGCGCATCGACGCGGTTGCTTGTTGGTATGAATAATAACTGCA